ACTAGGGGACGGCGATCCGGACCCCCGGCGAGCTTGATAACTCACCGTTTCCCGGCGCCGTGTAGCTTCTGGATGCTTTCTAATACTTGTTGTCATTTCAATGAAATTAGTAGTATCCCGTATCTACCATAAATCAAGGAGAGAGGACGCGGGCCAGCTACATTTTCATAGCTCGGATTGTCAGTCCTTACTATATAATTAGTTAGGTTTTTGACTTGGATTCGGCTTCCGTTTTACGGGAGCGGCCGACATCGACTTATTGAGAGAATGCCACGCCTTCACCCGAAGGGGGACTAACGACGGAACCTTCGCCTCTTTTAACGGAGACTTAGGTTTAGTCGACAGAACCACAACGGGTAGAGACGCAGCAACCTTCTCAACTTCATCGCATGCCCCTAGAACGCTATTTATTTCGTTCTCGCTAGGCATTACCAAGCCACTGATCTTTGAGATCATTAACTTGATATCACCCATCTTAAAATCGAACGAGGCCTGTAGATCCTCGATAATATAATCACGCCACCACGCAAGGCACGCCTCCCTCAACCTTCCGTTAGAAGGGAAAGGGAGATTTAAGTTAAGCTCAAACTTCGAAAGGATTAGCGAAACTCGCTTCTCAATTCTAGGAATGAACTCAACACGAACCCTGCGCAGGAGCGCTTTCTGTACCGAGTCTCTGCCTTTGACCTCAGCAGACCGGAACGCCTTTCGTCCAAAAGACGCCATAGTAAGCCAAGACCAAAGTGTTCCCTCAGGACGAACTGAAGAGGGATGCGAAATCAAGATTAACAGTGAGCGTAGTTTCCGCGGTAACTTACCAAGGATACGGTTTCCCGCAGCCGAGGAAGCCCGAAGCCCTACGCCCATGTATTTACTAATCCGGAATATCGAGGTAGTCTTCCCTGTCAACCCCTCACATGCCCGAATTACTTCAGGCACAAAAGAGACCCCGAGCAAGCCCACCGCCGCTCCCACTAAGGGAAAAGGAGTTACCTCCTCTCCCTTGTAGAAGAAGCGTTTGGCAAACTCGAGGGACAGGTTAGACGAAACAATGGATTTATGAAATCCAATGTCTACCCCGATTTCCTTCATAATACGTACATACTCAGCGGCGACCCCGTTATTGGCTATAACGACGTCGTCTCCGAGTACCGCATAATCAGGAAACCAGCTCCGCCACCCTACACGATAGGCCGCAAATTGGACTATCGCATGGTGTGTTATTGCCAGCATCGCCCAAGAAGATAACGCACCCATAGGTTGGCCTACGGCGTACTTCACGACTCGGAACTTGTTACCAAACGTCTGTGAAAACAGACGGGGTAAAACATAGGACCGATCGCAAAGGACCGCACGCCAACTTTCTGCGTACGCTTTCCCGGCAAACACTGACAGTAACCATTCTTGTAACACCACGGGCAACCTATCCGTAGCTGCCGACAGATCATATGAATAGACCTGTCTCTGACCTTTAGTTTTACAACGCTCCACTAAATCCTTTACGGGCTTTACCTGATTAAAGGTACCGTCCTGAGGGATTCGGCGAAGTATTGCGAAGAGGGCCAGATGCAACGGGGATAGTACCCATTGTGTAAAAATGTCCACCATCGCAAAAAGTCGAATCTTTCCGGGTTCCTCCCGAGTACCTAATTTTCCGAGATCCTCTGCTGAACCAACAGAGACAGGTGCACCCACTCCCTTTGGATTCGGTCTACGGCCACTGCTGATTTCTGATCGATAATGTTTAATTTTCGACCAGCACTCCTCAGCGGCCTGCCAGATCGGACCCTCAAGATAATGAGTGCAACCAGTGTAATGGGCTAGAGCGCGAAGGTGCATAAATAAGGCCGGGCGGGAAACCCACCCAGTCGCATCTAAAATCACATTCGCGATCGAGACCACTCCACCCCGGGAGTTAGGACCCGACTTCAAAATACACAACCGTCGAATCTTCGATTCAAGCTCTTTTATGACCCACCAGCTTCTGGCGCGATCTGCAGGATTAGCGAACTCGGCATATTCATCCGGGTACGGTTTATCCTCGATCTGTCCAGTTCGGTCGGATCGATAAACTAACTTGGTCGAAAATCGAGAAATCTTAAAGCAATCCCATAGGTACCGGATAAAGATTTCATTTACAAAATCTCTCCAGTCCCAAATGAGATCCTCTGAGATCTCCTTACCAGGAGTAATGATAGTCTTAATCGATAATTTCCCTCGGAAGACCAATACTCGATAAAGAGTAAAGAGGGCCAACCAAAAGCGAATCACCGACGTATCCCCACCTTTAATCCTAGCACGATGGCTAGCAGGAATCAGTCGGGGGAGTCCCCCATGAGATACCGAGACCGCGCAACCAGCGTCGCGGGAAGACGGAAGTGGCTCTCCAGAAATTGCTCTTAGTAAAACTAAGTTGCAAGCCTTGAGGTACACCGCCGCCCCCCGTTGACCCTGCTTGCGGACCAACGCAACGACGAATCTAGCGTATACAGTAGCGGCCTTAACCCAACTAGTGGAAGCTGACCCTACGATCAACGGAAT